TGGGTCTAGCAGGAAGGCGTGGTCTGTCATTTGGTGACGGTTGAGAACGACTTTGTATTCACCGTAAGGTGAAACATACAAGTCAATCACGTTGGTCAGTGTCATCTGTGCATCGTTGAAGTTACGATAGCGACCAGAGGCTCCTGTAAAGCCAGCAACGATTTGAGCGTCAGCTGGTTTGATCATGAAGACTGATGGGTCACCGCCTTCATTGAAGCATTTCTGACCAAGGCTAAGAAGCATTGCTTCTGTAAGGGCAGCTGTACCGCCAGCCTCAGTTGTTGCTGCATCAATCAGCTGGTCAGCACTGTCCATCTCACGAGCCGTTGGGCCGGAGTTGTTACCAGTTACTTGTGCGTTTGATGCGCCAACGTAGGCAAATTCTAGGTCACGCTTGATTTCTTTCAAGGCACGGCCTAGTTGGTAAGCTGTTTCTTTGGCACGTCCGTATGTTGATACGGCGTCTGAAGTCTGGGAAATCTGAAATGCTTTGGTCAAGATTTGGGTTGTTCCCGAAATCATGGTTGTAGCAGTCAGAGTTGCCATTGTTGGGTCAGCACCTTCTACCTGTGCGTTTGAGGCAGCGGCAGCAAGGCTATCTGTTTGGTACTGATAGACACGGTTTTGAACCTTCTGTGTCTTAATCATTGAGACCATTGGGGTATCTGTAGGCGTAATGTCAGTGATAATATCACTAACGTCTTCCTTGATCCCCACTTGGTCGTAGGAGGTGTAAGTAGCCATTGAATGTAATTCCTTCTAGCTGTTGGGTTGTTATGCTTCCCAGCGGCTCAGAAGTGCATTTGCAATGTCATCGAGGTCGTTACCACTTTCGCGTAGCTTCGCTTTGGCTTGGGCTATCTTCTGACTTTTGCGTTGGCGGTCGTCAGTTGGAGCCTTGCTGTTACGAAGTACCTTCTTTGTGGTGGCTGCTTTCTTCTTCACTGTCGCTACTTGTTTGCCGGCATCGTAAAGACGAGCCTTGTTGAGGATTTTGATTACTGCCGGGTCAACGTAATTGTTGACTTCCGCTTCATCTAATCCCTGCGATACAGCGTAGGTACGAATGTCGTTGTATAGCTTGTTATCCCACTCTGGGATGTCTTCAGCTAGAACTTTGACACACTCTTTTGCTGCTTCTTGCAGCTGTGCTTGTGTTTGTTCTTGGACACTCTTGTAGAAAGCATCGGCTTCTTCGTTAAGAAACTTGAGGTCGTTATACGCCTCTTCAGCTTCCTTTCTTAAGGCCGCAAAATCTTCGGTTTCCATAGCTTTCGCAGCAACGAGCATATCCACCTCAGAATAAGGCTTCCAACGCTCATTAGCTTTCTCAAGCATCTTTTGAAAAGCGATATGATTTTTCCCAATGGCATCGTCCAGCACTTTGCGCTGTGAAGCCACTTGTTGAGACTTTTGGGTGATGGCAGCTTCTTGCCCAGCCAATCTTTTAAGCGAAGCAACGGATACAAGGTCAGTTTTGCCATTGACCGTAACTTCGACCATAGCGTCATCAGACACTGTTTCAGCTTCTGCTTCATCAGTCTCGCTGTCGCTTTCAGTCTCTTCGTCATCTGGTTCAACATCTTCATCTTGGTCTGTTTCTTCCTCTTCAGGATTTTCTGTTTCAGCGTCATCAATCTCTTCGATGTCGTTTGTCTCTTCTAATTCGGTGACATCTTGAGTTTCTTCCGTCTCTGGTGTTTCGGATGGCTGTGTTTGTTCAGCGTCCTTCTGTTCCCAACGCGAAAGGATTGCATCAGCGGCTTCATCAACTGTTAAAGCGACTGGTGCGTCTACTGAGGTAGTTTGTTGCACGTCTTCCATGTGATAGTGCCTATTCCTCTTGATTGTTGTTATCGTTAGCAGCGACCTTGGCTTGGATTTCATCGCGTACACTGACCCGCTGTTGTAGGGTCGATACGATGTCTACCAAGGCTCTGTAGTGGGCGTAGGAGCGTTCCCTAGCGTCTTTATCCTCTGGCTTAGAGTTACAGAACGCTTGGAAACTGCTGTCTACTAACTGGTTCACAGTCAGGTTAAAGGCGTCAGTCTTTAGTAAGACATCAGCCTCATCACCTAATCTGCAAAGTTGCTCTTCTTTTTGTTGTTCTTCCATTTGATCTCCTTATCCGGTTGGACTTGCTATTCCCCGGACATCTGTTGTGTTCTTGCGCAGGACTTCTAGTTCAGCGTTGTCGATTAGGACTTTGTGCTGGAACTGTGCTTCCTTCAGGTCTTGGTTGTCAGACTGAAGTGCGTGTGATGCCTGTGCTTTGATTTGGTCTGTTTCAATCTTTGCTTGTGCTTGCATCATGTCTAACTGGAGCCGTTGTTCTGCGACTGCTGTCTGACGTTCCTGCAACTCAAGCTGCTTTTGCTGCATCTGCATTTGCATCTCAGCCATTGGGTCAGGCTGTGGTGGTGGCAGCTGCTCTGGGTTTGTGAGGTAATCCTCAACATTGAGGATGCCTTGCTGTTCTAGGACAGCCTTGAGCATCCTGAATTTGTTTTCCATTCCGTAAAGCGGAGCAATCGTTGGGTCTTGGCTAAACAAGGCGTGAACTGAAAGTAGCTTTTGGGCTTCTTTCTCTTGTTCGCCATATCCAAGGCGCAATTCGACCATTACGTCACGCTTTTCGTTCCATGTCGCAGGATTGATTTGGACGTAGTTACCAGATAGTTCG